CGTCATTATCTTCTTCGATGTGATCGAGAATGTAAGCCTCATAGCGTGGCTTGTATTTTGTGTGATGTAATCTCATTTTGTTTGATCCTTTCTTGGCGTTGTTACTTGCACAAAAACTCAGTCACGACTCCATCGCTTATCTTGTGTTGATAATCCCTACATAACCATTGGCTAGTATACTGTCAACAGGAAAAATGATATTAATAACATTGTGTCAAACATTGTTGCACATTGTACCGGTGAGCCAGGCAATGAGACAGCTTGGTTTGTTGTTGTGAAATGTTTGTGGTAGATTTTATTTCACACTCATTGAGACAAGGTTTGCGCGGCAATGTAGCAATGCGCAGCGCTGCAATGTGACCCCACGGGGGGCATAGAGAAAAGGCACGCGCACCTGTGTGCGCACGCGCGTTGTATGTGTGTTAATTACTACTATCCCACACACGGAGAGAACATGGCTAAGTTATCCAGAGCTAGTGTTGACAAGGTGGCATCTGATGTGATGCAGGGTTATACGCTTGCTAAGTCTTGTGAGCGTAACAAGGTGTCTAGGGCTACGTTGTATCGCAGGATGAATGATGACCCTGAGATTAGTAATGCTATTAGGACTGCTCAGCAGCAGTGTGCTGAGAAGGCACTAGAGGATGTTGAGTCTATGTATTTAAGGCAGCTTACTGGTGAGAAGAACTACGATCCTAATGTGCTAAGGGATTATGCTTTACATGTGCGTTGGAAGGTTGGCAAGGTTATGCCAGACCAGTATGGGGATAGTAAGAACCGTGCTGGTGTAGAAGTTACTGACGGCGGTGTAAAGATTATGTGGGAAGGGTGATGCAGGTAAAGATCCCTTACAAGCCTAGAGAGTTACAGGCTGAGATGCACCAGAGTGTTAGGCGTTGGAATGTGCTGGTGATGCACAGACGCTTTGGTAAGACGGTCTGGGCAGTTAATCATCTTATCAGACATGCTTTGACCTGTGAACTTCCAAGGCCAAGAGTTGCCTTTGTTGCACCTACCTTTACACAAGCCAAGCGCATAGCGTGGGATTATGTGAAGTATTATGCTTCTGTGATCCCTGGCGTGAATTTTAATGAAACTGAGTTAAGAGTTGACTTCCCTAATGGCGGAAGGCTCATGCTCTTATCGGCAGAAAATCCAGATAGTCTGAGAGGTATCTATCTTGATCTATGCGTATTCGATGAATTTGGCATGCAAAATCCCAGGGTGTGGGGGGAGGTTGTAAGACCGGCACTATCCGACAGAGAGGGTGCGGCTGTATTTCTAGGCACCCCAGCAGGACATAATCATTTTTTTGATCTATTGGAACAAGCCAAGTCAGAAGAAGAGAATGGATCTGACCAATGGTACTGGAAGGTAGTGCGTGCATCCCAGAGCGAGTTGGTAAAGAAGGAAGAGCTAGAGGCTGCTAAAGCGCAGATGACACCAGAGCAGTACGAGCAAGAGTATGAATGTTCGTTCACTGCTGCTATCATAGGTGCCTATTATGGAAAGTTGCTTTCTGATGCCGATGATAACGGAAGGGTTACTAGGGTTCCATATGACCCTGCTTATCCTGTGCATACCGCATGGGATCTGGGTATAAACGACTCAACAGCCATTTGGTTTGCGCAAATATTTAGAGGCGGCTCTATCAATGTTATTGACTACTATGAAAACAGCGGTGTTGGGCTGGATCACTATGCTGAGATATTACGGCAGAAAGATTACCACTACGGCGATCACCTTGCTCCGCACGATATTGAAGTAAGAGAGTTGGGGTCTGGCAAGTCTAGGCTGGAGACTGCGTTTAGTCTGGGCCTACGCTTTAGAGTCATTCCAAAGATGAAGATAGCAGATGGTATCAATGCTGCACGCATGATGCTGCCTAAATGTTTTTTTGATAAGGAAAAGACATACGATGGCTTGGAGATGTTACGGCAGTACAGGCAAGAATGGGATGAGAGAAGGAAAGTTTTCCGCGATCATCCAAGGCATGATTTCACAAGCCACTCTGCGGATGCGTTTAGGTATCTGGCTGTTGGGCTGGAGAATAGACAAGCTGTTGTTCGTCCTCCGCAGAAGATGGCGATGAACGAGTACAATCCATTTATGTTATGATTAACGAAAGAAAACGTATAGTTGAGTTAGTGGAGGGCAGCGAGTACCACAAATGGTGGGGGCAGGAAGAGTTTGAGAGCTTCGTAGAGCAACCCATGCGCCTAAATCAGTATGTGCTTATGGATGAAGGCTTTGCAACGTGGGCCTTTCCAAACGAGTGGCAGGTGCAAGATTACCTGCTGGAAAATAAGTTTCCTGTGGGTGGGTTTAATGGCGGCGGTCAGGCCATTTGGATTGTAGACTTTATTTGTTTGGACGGAAAGAGTAGCATTACCAAAGTTTTTAGGCGACTGCGTGAAATATTTATTGACTTAGGGCATGACAGAGCTATCTGGCTACGCACTGAGACAGGCAAGATAGGCTGGTATAAATTAAAGGAGAGCCATGATGGGTAGCGGAGGATCAGGCACAAGCGGTGGTGGCACTAATATAGGTGGCACAAAACCTATTACGGCAACTGGCGCACCAAGGCGCACACAAGAGCAACGCTTTCGAGATGATGCCGCACAGGCAATGGTAAGACAACAGCAGCAACGTGGCAGAAATCCAGTTGGGGGAATGAACCTTACTGCTGAAGAAAGAAGTATGCGGCGTGCGCCTGAACGTGGTCTTTCCCCAGGAGATGTTTTGGCAACTGTTGGATCAAGTGGATATGGGCAAGTGGCTTCAGCAAAGTTGGCCGGTCGCACTGATATAAGTGTTCAGCAACTTGGCAACCTTGCCTCAAGAGCCAACATTGGACAGTTACCAGAAATGCGTGTTGGTGGTGTTGTTGTGCCAAACGTGAGCACTAATGTGTTAAATGTTTTTGGAAGGCAAAGGGCAACAGGGATTCTTGATCGTTTAATTGCAGGTGGCACACCAGTTACCAAAGATGGATTCATTCAAGGTGTTACAAGTCAAGATGGTTCTTACTTTGGCAGAAGTGATACAGCACCAAATCAAACATTGCTGTCGGGGCAGTCTCAAGGAAGGGATGATGTTTCTCCAGAGATAACTCCAGAAGTAACACCAGAGCGAGATGAAGAGCCAATAATTACAAATCCTGTTCTTGGTCGTGGAGAGCGAGGCAGACGAAGAACCAAAAGCTCTAGGGCTGGTGGGGCTGGGTTTGTTGAAGAGGGGTCTGGCATTTTATTGAGCAGCGCAAAAAATACATACGGAGGATAGATATGTCATTTTTAACACCAAGAATAACCGTACCACCGCCACCAGAGCCGCCAGCTATGCCAGATCAAACAGATCAAGCTAGAGCCGCTGCAATGGCAGAAGAGGGAATGGGCGCAAAAGTGCGTAGACGTAAGGGCAGGGGTTCAACCATTGTTGCTGGCGCACTTGGTGACACAGCCACAGGCCAAACACCAACCTTGTTAGGATAATGCTATGGATGCCATCAAAGAGATAGTCTCACGCTTTGACTATATGGAAACGCGCAGAGGTAACTGGGACACCCACTACCAAGAGCTTGCTGATTACATGCTGCCAAGAAAGGCAGACATTGTGCGAAAGCGCAGCAGGGGCGAAAAGCGCATGGAGCTTATCTTTGATGGCACTGCGCTGCAAGCTGTAGACCTTTTGTCTGCATCACTGCATGGCATGCTTACAAGCGGTGCAACGCCTTGGTTCCACCTATCCATGAAAGACCCAGACATTGGACGCAATGATGATGTGCAGAGATGGCTAGAGGATAGCAGCAAGCGCATGATACGCGCCTTCAATCAGTCAAACTTTGAGACTGAGGTGCATGAGTTATACGTTGACCTAGTTGTGTTTGGCACAGGCTGTATGTTTGTCGAGATGGACGGTAGTGAGCTACGCTTCAGCACACGCCATATATCAGAGTTTTACGTTGCTGAGAACCAGTTTGGTTTAGTTGATACTGTATTCCGTAAATACAAGATACCGGCAAGACAAGCTGTGCAAAGGTTTGGCCTAGAGAATGTTGGCGAGTTTATTGCAAAAAGGTTTGAGAAGAACCCAGATGAAGAAGTAACTATGCTTCATGCGGTGCTGCCACGCACAGATAGAGACCCACAAAAGGTAGACAATACAAACATGCCCTTTGCTTCTGTTTACATCTGTATGCAGACAAAGATGCCAGTACGCATTAGTGGCTTTGAAGAGTTTCCATATATCGTGCCACGCTTCTTGAAAGCAACTGGTGAGGTCATGGGCAGATCACCTGCAATGGTAGCCCTGCCTGATGTAAAGATGATAAATCTTATGTCAAAGACAATCATCCAAGCGGCACAAAAGATGATTGATCCACCACTGCTAGTACCAGATGATGGGTTTTTATTGCCTGTACGCACACAACCTGGTGGTTTGAATTTCTTTAGGAGTGGCACAAGGGATACCATTACGCCACTAAATACAGGCGCAAATATTCCTATTGGCCTGTCTATGGAAGAGCAACGGCGCGGTGCAATACGATCCGCCTTTTATGTTGACCAAATACTATCTGGCGCAACACCAAACATGACAGCGACAGAGGTCGTGCAAAGGCAAGAGGAGCGTATGAGAGTAATCGGTCCTGTGCTTGGCAGACTGATGAATGAAATGCTACGTCCTTTGATCGACAGAACATTTGCTTTGATGTTGCGTGAAGAAATGCTTGCAATACCACCAGAGTCTTTGCAGGGCAGGGATATTGATATTGAGTATGTATCACCTCTAGCACGCGCACAAAAATCAAGCAGTCTTAACAGCACAATGAAAGCACTAGAGATATTGTTGCCGTTGTCACAAAGTCTGCCTGTTGGCGATCACCTCAACCCAGATGGATTGGTCAATCACATTGTTGATACGTTGGGCGTGCCAAAAGAAGTTCTATTCCCACAATCGCAGGTTGAGCAAACAAGACAGCAGCGTGCGGCTATGGAAGCAGAACAGATGCAACGCCAACAAGAATCTGAGGAGATATCCAACGTAGGGCAAGCTGCACAAGCTGTGCGGATGGTTAGCAAATGAATGAAGAGATGAGCAAGCTGCGTCAGATGTACCTAGATACATTTAGCACAGAATCTGGCAAGAAGGTTTTAAAGGATCTTGAAAAGCGTTGTAACTACAATGTTTCAAGTTTTGTGGCTGGAGATACTAATGCCACTTCATATGAAGAGGGGAAACGTACTGTTTACCTTCACATTCACAACATGATGAAAGAGGAATAAATGTCAGAACAAGTAGCTGAACAGGTAGCCCAACCTGATGTTACTGCGCTGGAAACACCAGCAGAGGTAGCGCAAGGCGGGTCTGGTAACGACTTCTTGAGTTTGGTTCCAGAAGAATTGAGGGATCACCCAAGCCTATCGCCAATCAAAGATGTGTCAAACCTTGCACGCTCGTATGTAAACGCGCAAAGACTGATTGGCACAGACAAATTGCCATTACCAGCAAACCCTACAGATGAGGACTTGGATAACATCTATTCTCGTTTGGGTAGGCCGGAAAGCCCAGATGAGTATGGCATACAGGCAGACGGCAATATTCTTACAGAAGATGCCACTACAAGGTTTAAAGAGATTGCGCACGCTTTGCGTTTTACACCAGATCAGGCAACGGGGATTCTAAACTATTACCTATCAGAAGCATCAAACTCTGCTGAAGGTATGCAAGTAGCGGCACAAGAGCAAGCAAAGCAAACGGAAGCTGCGTTGCGCCAAGAATGGGGCGCTGCATACGACACCAAGCTGAAGGATGCGCAGTCTGCTATCGAGAAATTTGAGGGCGATGAAATACTTGGTATGGATCTGGCAGATGGCACAAAAGTTGGCAATCACCCAGCATTTGTTAAAGTATTCTCAGCCATTGCAGATTTTAGAAAGACAGTAACAAGCGAGGACTCAATTAGTGAGCCAGCTACTGCAAGTGTAATGACGCGCCAGCAAGCGCAAACAGAAGTTGACTCTATCATGCGTTCACCTGAGTACACAGACAGAAAGAATGTTGTTGCGCGTCAACGTGCAATAGATCGTGTCGCAGAATTGATGGGTATGATACATGACTGATGAAGAGAAGATTGACCTTCGTTTAGAGTGTTTGCGGATTGCCATTGAGTTTGGCACGCAACGTGATATGATGGAACCCGATCAACTTGCAGAAAAGTATTACAAGTGGGTCGTACAGGGCAGCGATGAACTTCGTCCTGTTGACAATTCGGAAAGACGAAAGCCCGATGCTGGCAAAAAAGCTAGGAGTGTCCGAAAGGGTAGCACGCCGCGATTAGTGTAAATGTCAACGTAGAACAGGAGGTAGGCTAATGTCTACTCAAGTAACTACGGCATTTGTGCAACAGTATTCTGCTAACGTGCAGATGCTATCACAGCAGATGGGTTCCCGTTTGCGTGATGCGGTGCGAATTGAGAATGTTGTTGGTAAAAATGCCTTCATAGACCAAATCGGGGTAGCAACCGCTGCTCTTAGAAGTAGTCGGCACGCCGATACACCACAAATGGACACACCTCATGCGAGGCGTCGTCTTTCCTTAGCGGATTATGAGTATGCAGATCTGATCGACGATCAGGACAAAGTGCGTATGCTTATTGATCCAACATCATCTTATGCACAGGCAGCAGCCGCTGCTATGGGTCGTGCAATGGACGATGTGGTTATCACTGCTGCTACAGGCACAGCCTCTACTGGTGAGACTGGCTCTGGCAGTGCAACACTGGATGCAACAGCAAACTCTGTTGGTTCATCCTCATCAAACGATGGCCTGACTATCGCCAAGCTCACAGAAGCAAAGCGTAAGATGGACCTCAATGATGTTGACCCATCAATCCCACGCTACATTGCCGTTGGACCAAAGCAGGTTGAAGATTTGCTTGGCACAACACAAGTTACTAGCTCGGATTTCAACACAGTCAAAGCTCTGGTACAGGGTGATGTGGATACCTTTATGGGTTTTCAGTTTATCATGACCAACAGGTTGTCTGTAGATAGCAACGACATCAGAACATGCTTCGCATGGGCTGAAGATGGTTTGACCCTTGGTGTCGGCAAAGACATCGCTGCACGCATTGATGAGCGTGCTGACAAGGGATATGCAACCCAAGTGTACTATTGTATGAGCATCGGAGCGGTGCGCATGGAAGAGTCAAAGGTTGTTCAAATCTTCTGTGATGAAACCCCAGACTAAGAGAGGAGTAGAAAATGGCTAATGTAAATACGACTCTCGTATCCAACTTGCTAGCATTGCCCCAGGTGGCATCGTCATCTAGGACTCTGCATGGCTCTAAGCGAGTTGCAATGGGTACAATCGCACTGGCTGCTGGAGATCTTTCAGCAACAGACACAGTGATGCTTGCACCTATTCCGTCAAACGCAGGGATCGTGAGCATCAAACTTTTCAATGATGACCTCGACTCTGGCACAACCAACACTTGCGATGTTGGCATTTATTCAGAGAGTGACGGTACATTTACCGCGCTTGATGATGATGCCTACGCATCTGCAATCACTGACCTACGCGCTGCCGTAGGTGGTGTTGGTACTGATGTCACGTTTGAAGCGCGTAACATCAACTTGCTTGGTCAGCGAGTATGGGAAGATGCAGGGCAGTCATCAGATCCAGGTGGCTACCTTTTCGTCGGCCTTTTGTTCGATGCAGCAGGTGATACGGCAGGTGATCTTTCATTCGTGATTGAGTACGTTGTCAACTAAACAACAGAGGGGGCGGCAACGCCCCTTCTTCTCTGGAGGGTGACATGCCATCGGTTGTGGACATTTGTAACGAGGCAATGGATTTGTTGGGCGCTGCTACTATTACTGCCCTCACAGAAAACTCCAAAGAAGCAAGATTGTGTAACCGCAGGTTTGAAACTGTAAGAGATTCCGTTCTGCGTGCGCATCCTTGGAACTGCGCAATAACTAGGGCAACACTTGCACAGAACAGTGATGCGCCAGCTTTTGGTTTCAACTTTCAGTATAACTTACCGTCAGATCCGTTTTGTCTGCGTGTGTTGTCGTTTTGGAACACAAACGTAGACAACGAGCTATCCGCGTATGATAGCAATATTATGTTCAAGGTTGAGGGGCGCAGGGTTCTTAGCAACGAAAGCACCTGCAAGATTATCTACATATCTAGGGTAACTGACCCAGAACAGTTTGATAGCCTACTGTCATCTACAATAGCGCATCGTCTGGCATCTGAGACTGCTTACGCCATCACAGGTAGTAACAGTGTAGCGCAAGGTATGGTTGCGCTGTATGACGCACGGCTGAAAGAAGCGCGTAGCATGGACGCTATGGAAGGGTTTCCAGACCAAATACAGGCAGATGAATTTATAAATATAAGGTTCTAGTATGGCGCGTGTATCAACGATTATAACGAACTTTCGCGCTGGAGAGTTTTCGCCAAGGCTTGAGGGTCGTATTGATCTAGCCAAATACAACGAGGCGGCAAAAGAACTTACCAATATGATAAGTTTTCCACAGGGCGGTATAACTAGGCGTCCTGGTTCCTATTTTGCTGGCGCATCAAAGTCAGGCGGCAAGGTGCGCCTTGTGAACTTTGAGTTCAGTGATGAGCAAGCGTATGTGTTGGAGTTTGGTGAAAACTATATACGCTTCTTCAAAGATGCTGGCATACTTACAGAGGCTGTAAAGACTATAACAGCGATTACACAAGCAAACCCAGCAGTTGTAACATCAAGCTCTCATGGCTTTTCCAACGGTGACAAGGTTTTTGTAACTAGCGTTGTTGGCATGACAGAGTTAAACAACACGGAGTTTACTGTAGCTGGAGCGACAACAAACACGTTTCAGCTTTCTGGCATAAATAGCAGTGCGTTTACAGCTTATGATTCTGCTGGCACAGCAGGTAAAATAGTAGAAGTTACAACGACTTACACAGAGGCGCAGGTATTTCAGTTGAACCATGTGCAGTCTGCTGATGTTTTGTTTCTTGCGCATAAAGACCATGAGCCAGCAAAGCTTACAAGAACATCGGCAACCAGTTTTACTCTTTCGGACATAGAGTTTATTGATGGCCCATATGAGGATGAAAACTCTACAACCACAACTATAACATCAGATGCAAACACTGGCACGGTAACACTAACGGCATCCGCTGACTTGTTTGATGCAACAAAAGATGTTGGTTCTGTGTTTCGTTTTCGTGATGTGATTGAGGTGTCTCATCCAGCGTGGGCGACTGGAGACACATACTCTCAAAACGATATCGTGCATCACAATGGTAATGTTTACAAAAAGACAGACTCTGGTTCTAGCGAGGCAACCGGCGCACAGGCTCCTGTACATCTGTCCGGTTCAGAAGTTTACGGCAATCACACATGGCAGTTTCAGCACAACGGTACTGGCTTTGTTAAAATAACTGCTGTAGCCAACGCAACCACAGCTACAGCCATAGTACAGAACAGCGGCACAAATAGCGTGATAGACAACCTTGTACTACCTAAAAGCGCAACAGATGGCACAACTAAATGGTCAAGGGGTGCGTTCAGCGTTAGAAACGGCTTTCCTCGCGCTGTCGCGTTCTATGAGCAGCGTTTGTACTTCGCTGGCACTACAGCCCAGCCACAGAGCGTCTTTGGCTCTGTAAGCGCCGATTTCGAGAACCATACTCCTGGCACTACAGATGACGCAGCTATCAATGTAACGATTGCGTCAGATCAGGTGAATGTCATCAAGCATTTGTTACCTGCGCGTTTCTTGCAGATATTGACTACAAGCTCTGAGTTTACCTTGTCTGGTGGTGCTGGCAGTGAGCCTGTGACACCTACCAACGTCAACGTGCTAAGAGAAACAACCTTTGGTAGCTCTGATGTACGCCCACTGCGTGCAGGTAACAGCACTATCCTCGTGCAAAAAGGATCAGAGAAGGTCAAAGAAATTACCTTTGATTTGGATACAGATGGATTATTGGGCATTGATCTAACCATTCTTGCCGAGCATGTGGCGCGTGGTGGCTTTGCAGACATGGTATGGCAACAGGAGCCAGAGCTAATCCTGTGGTTTGTGCATACAGATGGCACGCTAGTAGGACTTACTTACGACAGGGCAAATGGCGCTGTAGGATGGCACCAGCACTCTTTGGGCGGTGTTAGCGCAAATTGCACGATTACAGTAAGCGACTACGCCAATATAGCTGTTGGCACGACTCTAGCGTTTACTAAGAGTGACGGCACAACGGTTACATTTACATCAGAGTCATCTGGCGGCACTAGCCCATCATCATCCCTTGGATTTAGGCCAAACGAATCAAACAACACAACTGCTGACAATATTTTTACAGCCGTAAACGCTCATGACGATTTTGTAGTTGCAAATCCAAGCGCGGCAGTAGTTATTATACAAGAGTCTAACCCCACGGCTGGCGGTTTGTTGTCATGTGTAAGCTCTGATACCACAAGGCTTACAACAACAAATGAGGCAGCACCGATAGTAGAGAGCATCACAGCAATACCAAGCGGAGCAGAGGATCAGGTTTATCTATCTGTAAAGCGCGTAATCAACGCTAGCACTGTGCGACACATCGTTTATCTTAAGACTGTAGACTTTGGCACAGACATAAGCGATGCGTTTTTTGTTGATAACGGTCTAGGCTATAGCGGAACAGCGACAACGACTATATCAGGTCTAAATCACTTGGAGGGAGAGGTTGTATCCATACTTGCAGATGGCGCAGCGCACGCGGCAAAGCAGGTGTCTAGCGGTAGGATAACGCTGGACGTAAGCACGGCAAAGGCGCAGATAGGCTACAGCTACGAGTCATTTGTTGAAACCTTACGCTTGGAAGCTGGTGCAGAGGATGGCATATCACAGGGTAAGATTAAAAGAATACATGGCGTGACTACAAGGTTTTTGAACAGCGTAGGTGCGGAGGTGGGACCAAGCCTCACAAGCCTAGACAGAATACCATTTAGAGATAGCTCTATGTCTATGGACGAGGCTGTGCCTATGTTTAGTGGTGACAAAGAAATATCTTTCCCATCTGGCTATGACAATGATGCGCGTGTTGTGGTGCGCCAGAACCAACCATTGCCTATGACAATCCTTGCAATCATGCGGAGGTCAAACACTTTTGATGCTTAGAGTATGCAAGTTTTCAAGAGAGCATATAGATCATCTGAAACTGATGTTTGAGTTTTCAGATGCTGGCAGAAAAGCATTGGTTGAGAATAAAGAAATGAATGGATATTCACTATTCGATCAAGATGAAGTAATAGGTATAGGTGGCATACACAATATATGGAGTCATGTTGGCGAAGCGTGGCTTCTTCTAGGTGAGTATGCGATGGCGAAGCCTACATCTGTAGCAAGGCACACTGCTTATATGTTTGACCATCTACAAGAAGAGTTTGAATACAAAAGAATACAAGCCAGCATTGCCGTGACGGATACAAAGGCAAAGCGTTTTGCTGAGTGGCTTGGCTTTCAAAATGAGGGTGTAATGAAGAAGTATGGGCCAGATGGCACAGATTATTACCGTTACGCGAGGGTGATGTAATGAGTCAGGTGGCAGCAGGAGCCGCAGTGGGTAGTGCGATACTTGGTTTCAAGGGGAATATGCAAGCCGCAAGGGCTGCAAGACAAGTTGGTGAATACAATGCGGTTTTAGCAGAGAATGAACGTGAGTTGCTTTTGCAACGCAAGGCAGCAGAAGAGTCTGCGCTTAGGAGGCAGTCAGATCGCTTAGCTTCTTCTCAAAGAGTTCTTACTGCAAAATCTGGAGTTGAAATATCTGGAAGCCCCATGCTGGCACTTGCAGACACATATTTTAACACTGAAATGGACGCTCTAAATATTAGATACGCAGCAGACATAGAGGCTCTTGCAAAAACATCAGAGGCTGATCTTTCAAGAGCAACAGGGAATGCAAGAGCTTATTCAAATCGTATCGCTGCTTATCAATCTTTGTTAGGTGGTGGCAGTGATGCAGCCACGTTGTTAGGATAGCTAGATGCCAAAGATACCATTATATAATCAAGGCTTAGGTCCAGGTTTAGAAAGCCCTGCTTCATCTTTAGGACCAAGGGCTGCATCAGGTGCATTTGAGGCTCCTGGGCAAGCATTGGCACGCATATCTGATACAGCTAGAAAGATCGCTGTAGAGTTCGGCAAAGCTGAAAAAGAGGCCGAAACTCTAAGAGCATACAACGAGTTATCTACAGAATATGCGCCACAGATTGATAATCTAATTACCTCACCTAAAAGCAAAACAGTGGATGGTTTTAACATTGAGTCTGGCGCGTTTTTGAAAGACGCATTTGGTCAACTTGACCTTAGACAAGACCTTACAAGTTCGCAAAAACTCAATGTAAAAACAAAGTTGCAAAAAGATTTTGAGCGTAAAATAAGCGTTGGTAGAGGGCGTGTTTTTGATAGATACCAAGAGGATAGAAAAGTTGCCATGCAGGGTGGATTAGAGAACCTTGTAAACGATGCTGTTTCAAATCCTCGTATGCGCCCTTCAATCATGGCAGACATACAAGAGCTATTATCGGCATCAGAGCAAATGAACCTTAATATTGGTGTAAACGAAACTGATCTGATGTTTGAGATTGCCAAAAGAGACATCCAAGTTGAAAGCACAAACAACGATTTTGACCTTACTTACCATGAAAACAAAAAGGCTGACATATTAAATGGTGTTGACGAGTTTGAAAAATTTGATGCTAACCAACGTGGCGCTTTAGCAACTGGCGTACAGCAAAGAATTAACTACTTACAGACCGGCGCACTTGTTGATGCAGAAGATAAAGCAGAAGCTGTTATCTTAGGCATAGCTTTGAACGGAGACTCAAGTAACGCAGTAGAAATCTCAAATTTATTTGAGCAACTTAATCGCCCTGACTTAAAAGATCAGTTTGAAGAAGATGTTGTGGTTGGTCTCAAGTCGTATAACCTCTCCAAAGATTTTAGGCTTTCTAGTTTTCAAGATGTGCAAGATGGATTAAACGAGCAACTTAAGTTAGCCCAAACTGGCCCTGAGCAAGATAGAATTATAAATTTTAGAGTTTATACCAAGCTAAGTAAAGAAGCTGATATTCGCCGAAAAGATTTTGAACAAGATCCAGCAGCGTATGTCCAGACAAACTATCAAGATGTATTTGGTGTTCAGCCAACTCTTTCTCAAAACATTGAACAACAAAGAGTTATGGGCCTTGATGAATTTAGTATTAAAGCCTTGTCTGGAGAGGCAATCGAAAACATTGCTAGCAGTTTAAATAACGCAGAAACAACACAAGATGTAGCGAATGTTTTTTCATTTTTGCAAGATGCAGAGGTGCAAAAGCACACGCCTTTAATCATGCGTCAGTTAAGAGCTAGTGGTATTAGTTTAGCTGATAATTATGTGGCAAATAGGCCAGGAAGTCCCCTCTCTCAACTTCTGTTTTTATCAAGCCGCCCAGGCGCACTCACTATAAACAGAACGCCAACATCAGATGCTAAGTTGCGTGCAGCGATTTTGGGCAATGAAACATTTGCTAATCAAATGAAGTCTATGTTTGGAGGCACTTACACCGACTTTGAAAATGACAACATAAATGGCTCTCCATCTGACACTTCTGGATATGGCTCTGCTCGACAAGAGTATTTAAATATGATGGTTGATTTAAGTTACTTTCTAGCGCAAAAATCTGGCAAGTTTATAGGAGAGCAGGATATCTCTGCCCCAGAAGATTTTACTTCATTTGTAGAGCAAGCTGTAAAGTTGCTTGATGAAAGATACAGCTATAACACGCGCTTTCCAAATGCAGAGGTCGCCCTAAGAGTGCCAAAGCATTTGTCATCAGACATGACTTTAATAGAGTCTGGTCTTGCTAGTTTTGTGGATAATTTAACAGTAGATCAAATTTTTTATGACGATCCAGTGTTTGAAAAAGGCACTCCACAATACACCATAAGAAAAGAAACGTATTTAAAAGAGATAAAAGATGGATATGGGTGGGGAACAAACAACAATGACGCTGAAGCCATACTTGTAGACAGCAGTGGTGGTTTGGTTTTTTTGGATGATGGAGACGGGAATGCCCTTCCACTGCTTAAATCATTCAATGATGTTATATTAGAGCAACAAGGCTTAAGTCTAACGCTTGAGAAGCAAGCACAAGACAAAATAAAAGCAAAAGCTCTAAGACGAGAAGCACAATCTTTAACAGGTTTAGAGTTGAATCGCATCCGAACAAATCAAGGTGAAGACGCTTATCAAGACGCGATTGAAAGGCGTGAGAGGCTATTGAAAATGGCAGAGGCTTTAGAGGCAACAGGGCGAAGATAGGTCAAATAGGTAGTTCATTGGTAGATATTTTTTACCCAGAAATAAATAAATCTACGCGGCATGTGGGTGATTATTTTACCAACACACCCGCTTCTACATCATCTGTTTTTTTTAAAGACTTTGAAGAGGGCAGAACGTTCTCTTCTGACAGCCTTGGATTCATTGCTGGTAGACTGCGCAGTGAGTTTACTGATGACACAGTTATTAGCGCAGAAGA